CCACAACTTCCGCTTCAATGTTTTGTTTTGTCATTGTTTGTTTCCTTCCTTTTTTATTCATAACCATATTGTATACTTATGGATTTATAAAGGTCAATACAAAAAGTATATTTTTTTTAAAATAATTAAATTCATTGGTGGCGTTGTAAAATTGCAACAGTGTGTGGTATTTTTACAACATTACCAATAGACTTAATATATTATGAAATATAAAAATATATTAGTGAAAGAGTTGTATTCGAGGAAATACAGAAACAGAATTAAAAGAAGTAAAAAAGGAAAGGGAAGTTTTAAAAGATTGAAGAAGGTAAAAGCTGAAGCAGAATAAACAGAAAATAAAAACGTTGAGCGCTCAGCGAATTTGAAAATTGAAAGAAGGAAAGAGAAAAGAAGAAAGTAATAAAGAAGAAAAGAATGGTTGAGATGTTGCAATTCTATTACGCAAGGCGTTGCGTTGCCTTCGCATTAGACATCGGTTTAGAATGATTCTAAACAATTCATGCACCACTGAGAATTATTTTTTATTATTAGCGGTAATCATAAGTTATCGAAACACCACAGCATATAAATATTGTAGAGATTGACGACATTTTTTAAAAGTCAGGTAGGGGGTATACCCCACAATGCGACCGCCATATTATACGTATATATACATGGGACTCGAGGACTCCCTTATACACACAGCTATTCACTCCTTGCCAAACAACTTCTTTTAAACTAGATGTAGTATATGAACTATTTTTCATCAGAAGATATGGATTGCGTTTGCTACATTGAAGAAAAAACCAACAATGTAGTAATCAAATTCTTTGGTATGCCTAATAGAGACTCTGCGGATCTATTTACAATCTACGTTATGAACAAACTAGGTTTTGATTACTTTCCTCTGAATGAGAATATGCAAAGCAAGGAAATTCACTAATGAAAAAAAATATGAATGCTTCTTGCGAAGCAAGCAAAGAAATACACTAATGTATGGAAATCAAGATCCCCTACACACCGAGACGACACCAGGCTCATCTACATAAACAAATATCAAGATTTAGATGGAATGTGCTTGTATGTCATAGAAGGTTCGGCAAAACAGTATGTATGATCAATCATCTCATACGTTCAGCTTTGTTATCAAAGCAAAAGAATCCAAGGTTTGCATACATAGCTCCAACCTTCAAACAAGCAAAAAGCATTGCATGGGATTACATGAAACAGTTCACTGCAAAAATTCCATACACAAAATTCAATGAAACAGAACTAAGGGTAGATCTGCCTAATGGCAGCAGAATAACATTACTTGGTTCAGAAAACTCAGATGGTCTAAGGGGAATATACCTAGATGGGTGTGTGATCGATGAGTACGCAAATGTAAACAGTAAGCTATTCCCGGAGATCATTAGACCTGCACTATCAGACAGAAAGGGATA